ATAAAAGAGGCTTTCATATTTTTGACTTGGAAACCCATGAACTAGAATTCGTTGCCAATCCATATAAAATGTTTCATAAATTAATGTATGACGATAAAGCTTTCTCTATAAAAGAAATACAAGATATGGATATCAACTGTTTTACTTCGGTATATGTGAAAGTTGTGGTAGTAAATAAAACTAATCCATATTTGTTTGATATGCTCATTAATAAATTATATCAAGTAAACCCAATAGATATCACTATCGCGGAAGATTATACTGACATAGAAGACGTTATGGATGATGATATTGATCAAGCCGAAGATACCATTACCATATTAAACAAATACGTTGATAACTTGACAACTGATCTGGAAAAGAGTAAACTAAAAACTCTCTTCCAAGAAATATATGTTGAAGCCTTAAATGAAGGAGAAACATCATGAGTCATGCGACTAGGTTGGTTAACAACCCTTTAGATAAACTTCTATTCTTTCCAAGCATGCATGTTGACACGGGGTTTTTTACAAGCCAAGAGGTTGACATTATTTCAAATTACTGTTCTTCTTTACCTTTAGGTAAAGGGCAACTATTTGACGGCACTGACGTTTACAGCACACGAAATGCTAAAACAGCATTCATAAATTCACCGGATAATAACAACAGATGGATTTATGAAAAATTAAATACATTGATAGGATTCTATAATGACACCATGTTTGGGTTTGATTTAACAGGATTCGATTATATGCAATATGCTGAATATGATATTACAGGAAAACATGAATTTCATATGGATATTGCAATGAATACACCACAGAATATAACATACAGAATTAATGAGCATTTAAGAAAAATGACTATTGTGTTGATGCTCAATCAGCAAGGAGTTGATTTTGAAGGTGGAGACTTTCAAGTGAATTTCTCTGAAGAAAGGCTGCCTGTAAATGTAAATATGAACAAAGGTCATGTTCTTTTATTGCCCTCTTTTTTACTTCATAGAGTCACACCAGTCACAAAGGGAATTAGAAAAACTCTTGTTTGTTGGGTTATTGGACCAAAATTTAGATAATGATTATATTTAAAAAATGTAGGTGGAAAAATTTTCTTTCCACGGGAAACTCATTTACAGAGGTTGATCTAAATCGATCAACCAACACTTTGATCATTGGGCAAAATGGTGCAGGCAAATCTACCATATTAGATGCTCTTACGTTTGGTTTATTTGGAAAACCTTTTAGAAAAATAAACAAGCCACAGCTATTGAACTCTATCAATAACTCAAACTGTGTTGTTGAAATTGAATTCTCTATTGGTAAAAAAGAATATAAAATTATTCGAGGAATAAAACCTAATGTATTTGAAATCTACTGCAATAATGTTTTGGTGAATCAAGACGCCAAAGCAAAAGATTACCAAGAACATCTAGAAAAATTCATTCTGAAATGGAACTTAAAAGCCTTTACTCAAATTGTAGTTTTGGGTTCCGCATCTTTCGTACCATTCATGCAATTGACTCCGGCAGATAGAAGAACAATTATTGAGGACCTATTAGATATACAAATATTTTCTTCAATGAATAATATTGTCAAAAATAAAATTAGTGCAATTAAAGATTCACAAAAAGACTACGAGTATCAAATAAAATTAATTAACGAAAAAATACAACTTCAAAAACAAAATCTTGAAGAGCATAGGAAAAATTTTGAATCGGAAATTCAAAAGAAAAAAGAAGAAGGAATAAAAAATCATGAGTTTGTGGAAAAGACAACCCGTAACATTGAGTTAATTCAAAAACATATCGAACAGTTGCAGAATAGTATTTCGGATGAAAAAAATATTCATTCAAAAAGTACCAAAATTGTAACATTACAATCAAAACTTTCCGATAACATTAAAAAATTAAATAAAGAAATAGATTTTTTTGAAAAGAATAATGATTGCCCAACATGCCATCAGATCATTACTCATGATACTAAAACTAATCACATCACAACCAAAAAAGATAAAATACAAGAAATCGATGTGGCAAGTGAAAAGCTTTCTGATGAATTGAATAAATTACATTCCCGTTTGGATCAAATTCAAAAAATACAGAAACATATTAATGAACATAACTCTGAAGTAGTTAAATTAAATACACAGATTTTTAGCGTTAATAAGTATAACATTAAACTAATTGAAGAAATAAAATCTCTAGAACAGAATACATTTTTCACAGAGAATGATAATGAAAAACTAAAAACTTTAAATGATGAATTAAAGAATGCAGAAACAAATGGTAATGAATTATCTGTTCAAAAACAATATCATGAATTTGCTGCTACCCTTTTAAAAGATACAGGCATCAAGACTAAAATTATTAAGCAATATTTGCCAATAATGAATAAGTTGATCAATAAGTATTTAACTGCAATGGACTTTTTTGTTAATTTTAATCTGAATGAAAACTTCGAAGAAACTATTAAGTCAAGGCATCGTGACGTTTTTTCTTACGCTTCCTTTTCTGAGGGAGAAAAGATGCGAATTGACCTCGCTTTATTATTTACGTGGAGACAAATAGCAAAATTAAAAAATTCAACTAATACCAATTTGCTTATTCTAGATGAAGTTTTTGATTCTTCATTAGATGGTGTTGGCACAGAAGAATTTATGAAGCTTTTGAATACACTAGATAATAACACTAACGTTTTTGTTATCTCACATAAGGGAGATCAACTGTTCGACAAGTTTAGATCCGTAATTAGATTTGAAAAGAAAAATAATTTTTCACAGGTGGTAAAATGACTGATGTAATTAAAGAAAACGATGTTATCCGAATTAATACAGATCCATACAAAAATGAACCTTCCGTTATACAAGAAAAGATTCGTATTTTCGATCTGGTGCCTGAAGCCCATCCTGCTTTAAAAAAAGTTTTACCAGATTTCGATTTTAAAAAACCACCAGTTGACCCCAATTCTTTCGCCAGTTCGTTGGTTGAAACCTGCAAACTTCATAATGGATTGGGGTTGTCAGCTAACCAATGCGGATTTGAATATCGAGTGTTTGTGATGGGTTCTGGTGACAACTATGTGGCTTTTTTTAATGCAAAAATTTTAAAGTCTTCCGAACAGCAAAGTAAAATGGAAGAAGGTTGCTTATCATACAAAGGTTTGTTTTTGAACGTAGAAAGACCAGCAGAAATTGAGGTAGAATACCAAGATTTTAATGGTATTTTAAGGCAAGCAAAGTTTACCGGTATGACTGCTAGATGTTTTCAACATGAACTTGACCATATGAACGGAATCACGTATCATAGTCATGTAGGCACCGTATCAATACAACTTGCTCAGAAAAGACGAAGCAAGTATCTAAAACTATTGTCGAAATCTTTGAAAGAAACAAATAATGGAAACAATCGAAGCAGAAATTACGGAAACATTCGATAAAGAAAAATGGCCGGATTTTGTAAAAAAACAATGGGAAGATTGGAGTTCTAAAAACCCGTTTTCTAAATTTGAACACGTTGATACAAATCAGCTAACTGAAATACTCACTAGTGACCTGACATATGCGTCAAAAATGGATGTAAAAGAATACACGTTATATCAAAAGTGGTGTGAAATTCAAGAAAAGTATCCTGTAAAAGAAACTACGTCAGTTTTCGGTGACGTAGAAAAGCATCTTCTAGATTCATCTCAAGAGCAATATATTAATTTTGTTAAAAATAACATTTGGATTCCAGAATCTCCTGATGATTTCATGAAACTTAAACCTGTCATGGAATACACCGATGATTCTGGTGAAATTTTTGTTACTGCTGTTGACGGGTCTAAAACAAAAAAAGATAAAAAAAGAACAAAAGATTTGCCTGTAATCTGGAATACAGCAAGAACATTTATTTCGACCATGAAAAACAATTCTAATATTGGAAGAAATTTGAATTTCATGGTAAAGGATGATGTAACAGGTAAATACTTGGGAGTTATTTGTATCTCATCCGACTTTCTCGACTTAACACCAAGAGATAAATTTATTGGTTGGGAACGAGAAAAGAAGACACAAGGTGGCATGATTAATTACACTGCTATTGGTTCTTCGATAGTGCCATTTCAGCCTCTAGGGTTTAATTACATGGGTGGCAAATTGCTTGCCCTTCTATGTCTCTCTGATGATGTACAGAGAATTTGGAAAGAAAAATACGGTAATACTTTGATCGGAGTGACCACAACTTCACTTTACGGAAATACAAAAGCAAACGGATTGAGCCAATATGATGGGCTGGAGTATTGGCAAAAAATGGGATTTTCTTCAGGTTCAGTGGCGTTTGAACCAAGAAAAAGTACGCTTCAAATGATTTGGAACTGGTTGAAAGAGAACCATACCGAAAAATATTTTGAATGGTGGGAAGCTAAGAACGCACAAGGGTTGCCGTTCAAACGTGATCACAAGAATCGTTCTTTGCACTTTGCGTACCCAAAACTTGGTATTCCAAAAGAACTTACGAAAACGGATCATCAAAGAGGAATTTATTTTTCACCTCTGTATAATAACACCTGCGAATTTTTGCGTGGTGAAATAACTGAAGATAAGCTTGTTAAATCCTTTGATACAAGCTGCGAAGCATTATCGGAAATCTGGAAAACTAAGTATGCAAAACCCAGGATTTCTATGCTGAAGAAGAAAAATAATGTTTCCAAAGAATCTCTTTTCTATGATGATTTGATCTATCTTACATGGGAAGAAGCTAAACAAAAATATTTGCCTCAAGTTGGTAGGTAATAATTAATGTTTACCTCACAACCTATTGACAAATACACTACATAGTAGTATGATGTGCGTACTCGTTTGATCGAGTTTTCTTTTTTATTTTTTGATATAGGAGTTAGTTATGAGTAAGACCAGTGCAAAAGTGCGTATGATTAACACTTTGAAACAAACTAAAGGCTACAACACTTTCAGTGTTGCACAAGCTCGTGTTCGTTTTGGTGTTAAAAATGTTGCTGCTCGAATCCATGAACTTCGGAAAGAAGGGTATGCGATTTACACCAATACTCGCACCCGTGGTGATGGTACCAAAGTTTCCATCTATCGCCTTGGAAAACCTTCAAAAACAATGAAAGCACAATGGCGTTCTATGGGTGTTCGCCCACAAACCGCTTAATAATGGTTTGATACAGGAGAGGCCATTAAATATGGCCTCTCCTTTTTTTATTTTGGAGTGCAAATGGAAATTCAAATAAAAACAGATGAACTTAGAAAAAAAAGTCTATTTGTTGCTACACCCATGTATGGCGGTATGAATCATGGTTTGTACATGAAAGCATGTCTTGATCTTCAAGGTATGTGTATTCAATATGGCGTCAATGTTAAATTTTCTTTCCTATTCAATGAATCATTAATCACGAGGGCAAGAAATTACCTTGTAGATGAATTTTATAATCGTTCAGAGTGTACGCATCTACTGTTCATCGATTCGGATATTTGTTTCAATCCGCAAGATGTTATTGCTATGTTGGCTCTCGACAAAGATGTTATTGGTGGACCGTATCCTAAAAAAGCAATCAAATGGAAGAGTATTCAAAAAGCCGCGCTTCTTCATCCTGATATGAAGCCTCATGAACTTGAAAAAGTTGCTGGCGACTTCGTGTTCAATCCAGTAAAAGGTACTGCACAGTTTCAAGTTTCTGAACCACTAGAAGTTATGGAAATTGGAACAGGATTCATGTTGATCAAACGTGAAGTATTTCCAAAAATGGAAGAAGCATATCCTCAACTTCGTTACAAACCAGATCATGTTGGGCAACAACATTTTGACGGTTCACGTTACATTCATGCTTTCTTCGATACTATTATTGACACAAAAGATTCTGCAACTGGTGGCGGTTCAGATCGTTATCTGTCAGAAGATTATATGTTCTGTCAACTTTGGAGAAAAATTGGTGGAAAAATTTGGCTCTGCCCATGGATGAGAACACAGCATATTGGAACTTATCACTTTCATGGTGATATGCCTGCCGTAGCCAACTTTGTTGGGGAAATGTAATGATCGTTGGTGTAGTAGGGTTCATCGGTTCTGGAAAAGGAACCGTCGGCGATTTCTTAAAAACTGAATTTGGATTTCACTCTTTAAGTTTTGCCTCCCACCTAAAAGATGTTGCTTCCGTTTTATTCGGTTGGGAAAGGCATCTTTTGGAGGGAGATACAGAAGAGTCTAGAAAATTTAGAGAAAAGCCGGATGGTTTTTGGTCTAAAAAAATCGGTGAACACTTTACACCACGATTAGCATTACAATTACTTGGTACTGAAGCTGGTAGGAATGTATTTCATGAAGATTTTTGGATTTTTTCTTTAGAAAATAAAATCAAAAAATTAGGAGACAATCAAAATGTGGTGGTAACCGACGTTAGATTTAAAAATGAAATAGAATGGCTGAAAAGCAAAAAAGGTATTTTGATAGAAGTTCGCAGAGGTGAAAGGCCGTCTTGGTTTCATATTGCCGCAGATGCGAATAGGTCAAATGGGTCCGCTTTCTCGGAAAAGTTTATGTTAGAAAAAACTGGTGTACATGAATCCGAATGGAGATGGATAGGCAGCGGCGTGGATTATATTATTGATAATAATGATACTCTGGAAAAATTAAAAGGAAGAATCACAAACTGCTTGAAAGGCCATTACGGAAGTGATATAATTGAATCTCTTAAACAGAGGAGTTTGTAATGAAGTTGACAAATAACACCATGAATGTATTGAAGAATTTTTCTACAATTAATCAGAACATTTATGTTAAACCTGGTAATGTTATTGAAACTGTTTCAAAGCAGAAAAATATTTTGGCTAAAGCAACAGTGGAAGAAAACTTTCCACAAGAGTTCGGAATTTACGATCTAAACAATTTTTTGGGTGTTCTATCTCTTTCTAAAGGTACTTTACCTGAACTTGATTTTGAAGATCAAAAAATTATTATCCGCAATCGAGTAGGCAAAAGTAGCACGACATATCATCAATCTAAAAAAGAACTTTTACTTCTTGCCCCTGAGAAAAAAGTCAGCATGGAAAATGCTGAAATTATTTTCACCATCACAGAAGAGGATCTTGATTGGTGTTTGAAAGCTGCATCCGCACTTAACTCGACCAATATCGCTTTTGTTTCTGATGGTGCAAATGTCACAGTTGATGTTTTTAATGTAAAAGATGATTCATCTAACGTAAATACAACAACAATTGCAGAAGGTGATGGCAAAACTTTTAAAATGATTTTTGCTATAGAAAATTTTAAGTTTATTCTCGGATCATATGATGTTACGATTCATTCACGAGGAATTGGGCACTTTAAAAACAAGTCTGTACCAATTGAATATTGGGTTACGACCGAACCTGGTTCTACTTACGGAGTTTAATAATGACTGATATCGTTACACAATATGGTACTTTTAAAGAAGAAGATTTGAAATCGATCAAAGAAGCTTTGAATGAAATTTCAAATGAACTTGACATTATCTCTCAGCACAAAGATGCAATCAAAGATGTTATCAATGCAGTCTTTGACAATTACAAAATACCTAAAAAAGTAATTCGTCGTTTGGCAAAAGCGCATCATAAAAATTCTTTTCAGGAAGAACTTGCGCATGATAGTGAGTTTGAAACTCTTTATATCGGGCTTACGGAGGCGAAATGAATCCAGAACGCAGAGGATTTGCTAAAGGATTAGGGCTAGCCGGATTTGTTGCTGTTGGTGTTGCTGGTTATAAAGAAGTTAAGGAGCGAATTGTATATAAACAAGATGAAGTTCCTAGCGCCGAGTTGGAAAAACAAATTGAAGGAAAACCAGTTCTAGCTTTGATGGCAACATATGGTGAAGAAATAAAAAAAGATTATCAACAAGGGCAGTATATATTTTCTAATGCTCCAACATACAAAGAGGGTACAGAAAAACATGTTGAGGTGAGAATTGTTCCTGGTCCTGATGGCAAACTATACGTAAAAGAAAACGATAGTTGGAGAAAAATATGAATATAGCAATGGTTGCTTCCGGGCAACCTCGATACACAAAATATATTTTCGATAATTATCATAGAATAAAAGATGCAACAAATATAGACCTTTATTTTTACATGTGGAATAATTATATTCTTCGTGATGAAGATAAAAATATTTTTTATGGTGGAGGCCCAGTTGAGGAGCAAATAAAAAAAGGTCTACCTAAAAATTGCGTTATAAAAAAATTCGTAACTGAAAATGAACCTTCTATTGAAAAATTATTCAATAATGAACTGGAATTATTAATAGAAAAATCTCTTGGAGCAAATCATATATTTGAGCCTGATAAAATGAGAACCAGTCTTACTGATCTATATTTTCAAAGATATTCAGCAATGAAAGCTTTTCAATTAATTGACAAAGAATATGATTGTGTTATAAGATATAGACCCGATTGTTTCCTTGCTGATGATGTTTACTTAAAACAAATAAATTTAGATGAAGGAATTTATGTTCCTCGGAACTTAGGAGGAGGAGGTATGAACGATCAATTCGCAATCGGCAATATGAAAAATATGAAAGTATATTTTGATGCGTTCAATAGTTTATTTGTCGATCAAATGAAAAATAAAGAGTTAGTTCAACAAGAATCTTCTTTAAAATATCATCTAATAAAAAATAACATTAATATTCATGGACTACCTAGTAATGCACGATATTTTATAGTAAGAATAGAAAAGGGGGATGGTGGAAAAAAACTTCAAAGAATTTAAATTATTTTATTTTACATTATGGAGACTGTGATTGGAAAACAAACAAGTTTTATGGGTAGAGAAGTATCGCCCGAACAAAGTTGAAGATTGTATCCTTCCCGAAAACATCAAAACTACCTTTCAAGAATATGTTAACAGAAAAGAAATCCCAAATTTGTTACTTGCTGGATCCGCAGGCGTTGGTAAAACAACAATTGCTAAAGCCCTCTGCGAAGAAATTGGCTGCGATTATATCATCATCAATGGGTCAGACGAAAGCGGTATTGACACATTCCGCACCAAAATCAAAAACTATGCATCAGCAATGAGTTTTTCTGGTGACCGAAGGGTCATCATCATTGATGAAGCAGACTATCTAAATCCCAATTCTACACAGCCTGCCCTACGCGGTGCTATTGAAGAGTTTTCAATTAATTGTTCTTTCATTTTCACTTGCAATTTTAAGAACAGGATTATTGAACCTCTTCATTCACGTTGTTCCGTTATTGAATTCAAACTTCAAAATGGGCAAAAGGCTAAGATGGCGGCTCAATTCTTTAAACGTGTTGAATGGATCTTAAAACAAGAAAACATTCCATACGAAAAAGATGTTGTTGCAGCCGTCATTACAAAATACTTTCCTGATAATCGACGTATTCTAAATGAATTACAACGATATTCAGTTTCAGGAGCAATCGATAAAGGTATTTTGTCAAATGTTTCAGACGTAAACATTGCAACGCTTATCAAATCCATTAAAGAAAAAGATTTTGGATCAGCAAGAAAATGGGTCACTTCGAATCTTGACAATGATGCAGCAACCATAATCAGAAAAATATATGATTCGATGTATGAATATTTAACTCCTGACAGCATTCCACCTGCTGTTTTAATCTTGTCAAAATACCAATATCAATCTGCATTCGTGGCGGATCAGGAAATTAACTTAATGGCCTGTTTGACCGAATTTATGGTTGAATGTTCCTTTAAGTGAGAAGGAACATGTTTCAAACGAAAATATATGATTTATTTGGTGATGAAATTCTTTTGAATAGTAAAAGCTGTGTTTATTGTGGAATACAGAAAAAAATAACAGAGTTTCCTAAACATATTCATCGAAATGATGGATACGATTCTAGATGCAAAGAATGCAAAAATAAAAGAGGAAAACTTGTAGATCAAATAAGAAAAAATTCTCCACCAAAACCTGAAATATGTGATTGTTGTGGAAAAAAACCTAAGGAAGGCAATGGTAGAAGAAAAATTGGATTAGCACTTGATCATTGCCCTAAAACTAATACCTTTAGAGGTTGGCTTTGTTTTGATTGTAATCTTGGGATTGGTTTATTAGGTGACGATACTCAAGGATTAAAA